ACAGTCATGACATTGTACAGCACGAGTTTTGTACATAACCTCAGTGCCTTGTATTATTAAGTTTCTGAAATCAACATCATTCATGTATGGGTCTATTGAGTTTGCCCATTCTGTTTTATCTTTGACTTTTCTACCATAGATTACCCAAGATAATTGTTCAGGACTATTTAAATTAATAGGTGTATCTCCCATAAGATTAGCCACATGCGTAAACAAGTCTGCATTTAGTTGCTTTCTCTCATCCTCAAACTCTTTCTTAACTGCATCTAAGGCTTCCATGTCCACTGAAAAACCACGTAAATATATCTTAGCTAGACATAAAGCTACATCGTTAGTTAACAGTATTGTATTCGTCAAAGATGAATCGGGAGAACCATTAAGCCTAATATAAATCTTATCGGATAATTCTTTTGTAGCATGTAAGTCTGCACTTAGATACTTACACAATTCGCTGTGTGGTATATCTCTAGTTGTGTAACCCTTACTAAAGTAATTTTTAAGTGTGTCTTCTTTCTGCGTATTTAACTCATATCTTTCTGCACATGCCTCAAGAGATAAAGGTTGTTTCTGTCCACGTTGTAGGACGTATTCGCCTAACATGGTATCAAAGACTGAACCATCATACTTGAAACCTGACTCCCACAACCATACTAGGTCATAGGCTATATTATGTCCTATAAGTAAAGTCGCATCATCTAATGCTTTTTGAACTACAGTATGACCATCAGGTGTTGCATCTACCTCACTATGGTCAAAGGTTACTATGGTTTCTTCGCCATTAGCATTTAGCAAACCCACCATCACTAATGAATTACTTTCTTCAAAAGGGTCTAAGTGTAACTTACCATCTCTTTGTATTACAGTATTTTCTACATCAATTATTAATCTCATGGTACATACCTCGCTGTCTTGTATTCAAGATTACATTCTACACGACCATGCCATCCTGTCAACTTGTTTTTAACTATGTTTATGTGTCTTTGTGTATCTTCTTCTTGACCCTCAGTAGTTGTGGTAGGGTTCTTGGCTATTAAAAGCATGAGGTCAGCTTCGGCTGCCTTACCTGTTCGACTGCCTTCCATCATAGATTGATTCAGTTCTATCCTACCTTCTGCATCTGCACTAAGCTGTGACATGTAAAACATAGCACACTCATGCTGTTTAGCAATCTGCCTAGCATAGATAGCATTAGCTTTAAGTGCCTCATCAACTCTAGCAAAGCCACTTGTAACAGCAAACTTATCTCCCATATCTAATAATACTACATCAGGTTTGTAAGACTTACATACACTCTCAACCCAAGACATATCCCGACCCGTTGCATCTTTAATCTTGATACGTTCTTTGACGGGTGCATACAAGTCTCTTGCTCTGCTAGGATTCTTTCTAATCTCTTGCATTGTCATGCCTGTGGCTGCCGTCAGATATCTAGCACCAACTCTGTGTGCAGATTCTTCGTTACATAATATGATACAGTTAGCACCCTGATGTGCAAAGCCACTAGGACTAGCAATCAAACTAGCATGAAAGGATGTCTTACCTGTGTTTGGTCTAGCACCTACTTCAATCAAGTGTCCTGCATTTATGCCCTCAATAACTCTAGTCAAAGTGGGTATATTGAAACTCCAACGTGCCTCTAGGTCATTCTTCTCAAGTAATGTATCCATGTCTATGTCATCCCATTCTATATTTAAATTAGGTGTAAAATCATCTCCATATTTCTCTAACAAACTTCTTAGAGGTTCTAGACTACTCTTATCTCCATTTACATAATCAAATCCTAGATTGGCAATGTCTTCTCCAATCACTTGTTGAAATAACTTAGACAGCACCTCTTGTGCTACATCTACACCCATAGCCTGTTCTTTCTTAATCCTGTTAAACAAACCTGAATAGATAGACTTCTGTGCTGTAGTGAATGTTGGATTAGATGTCATAAACAAAGCCTCTATCTCATCAGGTGTAACAGACCTGTTGTATCTCTCTATAGCTTTGTCTATGGATTGTTTAATCTTTCTTACATCTTTACTAAACAATCTGTCAGGACATTTAGCACCTCTATGCTCATCATAGAACTCTTTGTCCATCAAACTTCGTATTAACGATAATTCCATGTGTTTACTCCTTTGGGGTTAGGTTTCTTAAATTTAACATGTCGACAGAGTTACGATACTTCAAGTCATCTCGTAACTTGAGAACTTTTATACTGTCTACGTGTCCTCGTAATTCTTTAGCAAAAGATAGTGTCTTCGGTAGGGCATCAGGGTCTAGTGCTATTATAGCTGTTGAGAATTGTGCAAGATAATTTTTATGCGATTCAGATAGTGACGTACCCAACACAGCTACCCCAACTAATACATCATTACCTACGATTGTCGCACTCACACAATCCTCAACAACAACTGCGACCTTACCACAACCAAAAGCATAAGGCAAGGCACTTTTTCCATATCTTTTCCACTTAGGCAATTTATTTTTCAAACTTCGCCCTGTGGCATCTACAATTTTATCATTGTGCTTTACTACAAACACAACTCTATCTTCTTTGACATCATACATCAAATGTTTCTTATCTATTCCGTAAAAGTCTTCTCCTGTGTACGGAATGATGTACTCAGGCAATCTAAAACTTTCATCAGCAAACTCTTTGAATCCACTAAAAGTATTTCTAATATCATCTGCTGATAAGAATACTCTAGTGCCACCTTTCACATTACAAGATGCCTTGTAACAGTTCCATACAAGACTGCCCATATTATTTGTGACTGTAAAGGTATTGAACCCACCACAATTAGGACAGTTAGTTCTTTTGGTAACACCATTACTGATGTTCATATCAGTTACAATGTTATATACACTAGTCATATACTATACACTTTCCTTGTCGGCAGTTGAAATGCTTGTACCATGCTTTTTTCGTTCTGTCAATGCAAAATTTGCACTAATTAATGTGTTTTTCATGTATGGTTTTACACTATTAGGGTTAGAGTGCCCTGTAACTGACATAATTTGCCCTATTCCCACTCCTGCATCAACCATTTCTGTAGTTCCTGTCCTTCTGAGGTCTGACAAACGTAATTCATCAGATAAACCTGCATCTTGCATCAGTTTTCTAGCGAAAAATGGTAGTTTATGTAGTGAATAAGGCTTGTATACACCCTTTATAGCCTTTGGTCGAGGTGCTACATACTTTTGAAACCCAAAATCTCGGTTTTGTTGCTGTAACATCTCAAATAAATCATTATCAATAGGTAAATATACATCTGCTTTACGTTTAGACTGTTCAATATGTACAGTTTGCTTATCAAAATCTATTGCAGACCATTCTAGCACCCTCATATCTCCTAATCTTTGACACCAAGCGTATGCCATGTGCCCAATCAACCCTAAATTACGGGTGTTAAAATCACTGTAGGCAGTATCTAAAAACTTTTGGACATCTTCCCTAGTCCAAACTACTTTTCGCCTCTCAGAGACTCTCTTACGGACACTAGCAAAGGGATTAATAGTACACAGTTCTTCTCTTATACCATGATTAAATACAACTCGTGTTACAGACATAACATGATTAGCCATCGACACACCTTTTTCACACCAAATGTTATATGCAGTTTTTGCATATCGTGTGGATAACTTTGTGTAATTATGTTTGGATAATTTCCTATCTTCAATTTTTGTGTCTAACATTACTCCAAGAAAATATTGATATTGTTTCTTAGTTTCTTCTCGTAAGTTCTTGAAATCAAAGGATAAATAATAATCATTTACTAAGTTTTTTAACTGCATTTTCTCTTTCCTTTTTGTTTTCCTCAACAAATCTGTTTAAGAATCTTGTAACAAAATCATCAATGCCATTACTACGATAATGTATTTTATAAGACATTCTTCTTTTAGACCACCTGCCTGTAGTCCAATAGTAAACATACTCTCTGCCTTCTTGATTTTTTATCCAAAGCATAGATGCAGCCTTACTTACAGAATATTCTATATCTTTGTCCTGTAAATACTTCTCTACAAACTCTAAAGTTTCATTAGTATCTTTTCTAAAGATAGCATCACCTTTTGAATTTGTCCTGACATATTTCCAATCGTTAACAGTCATACTACACCTTTATGGCTATGTAAATACATAATGCTATTATCAGTAGCTTACCATAGTCAAGGTCAAACTTTGTACCCTCTCCGTAGTTCACATTAAAAAAATCTACTATTCTATGCCACATTTGATTCTCCTTTCATCCAAGTTGGTTTATTTGTGTACTTATATCTCGCAAATCTAGACTTGTCTACAATATAAAATTTACGATATGCTTCTATAGGATAGAACTCATCTGTCTTCAAGTCATCATGCCCACTAAAACATTGTGGGTGTGCAGTTCTTTTACCATCAGGTAAAAACTTTCTGCCTTCCCATAAAGGTGTAAAGTGTTTGATTGCACCATGTATCTTTTTGTATCTTCTACTGTACTCACTCAACATACAATCATACAAACAAAAAGCAAAGACATAGTTTGACCTATTCTCCATTGCCCACAGAGTACATGGATGTTTTTGATGTACAGGTTTGTACAGGTCATGCTCCTCTGCATAGTCAGGTGCATGATGCCATAATGTAGTACACAACATCTGTGCTTCTTCTAGTGGCATCTTAACTATATGTTGGTCGCATAGAGATTTAGCAATCTCATGTGGTGTTTGTCCTATGATAAATCTATTCATTCTCTGTCTCCTCATGTAGTTTGCAGTATAAGTCTATACCAAAGTCATATCCTCGCTTGTAGTAATGGTGGGATTGTTCCTCA